AGAATTATTCGTACAAGGATTGCAACACGACATAACAAGGACAACATTCACTACTAAGATACTGACAAGCGAACCGATCATCCAGGCATTTATTCTAGACAGCAGCACGCAAGGCCTTCTGGACGTCGCAGGCGTTCTGAGTTACTAACAAGGAGAAATCATGGCAGGAGCAGGATACAAACTATTCGCAACAGGAGATGTGCTTACGGCAGCGCAAGTAAACACTTACCTGATGCAACAGAGCGTGATGGTCTTTGCATCGGCGACGGCTCGCAACACAGCCCTCTCCGGAGTTCTTTCTGAAGGCATGGTCGCGTACTTATTAGATACAAACGACGTGACAATTTATGACGGCGCAGCTTGGAATTCATTCGGATCAGGAGACATCACCGGAGTAACAGCAGGCACAGGATTATCAGGCGGTGGAACCAGTGGCGCCGTCACTCTTTCAATTAACACAGCAACCACAGCCGATCTGACCACAGCTCAGACACTTACAAACAAGACGCTGACAACTCCGATCGTTATTTCGCCAGAAGAGCGAGCAACTGTATCTGCAACGGCGGCAACAGGAACAATCAACTACGACATCTCAACGCAAGGCGTTCTTCTATACACGACAAACGCCAGTGCAAACTTCACTCTTAACTTTAGAGGAAACAGCGGAGCAAGCCTCAATTCAGTTCTGGCGACAGGCGATATAGTCTCGGCAGTATTTCTGAACACAAACGGAGCAACCCCCTACTATCCAACAGTATTTCAGATCGATGGATCTGCGGTAACTCCTAAGTGGTCAGGCGGTACAGCACCAGCTGCAGGCAACGCTTCATCTATTGACGCGTATTCATTCACAATCATTAAGACGGCGTCAGCAACGTACACAGTACTAGCAGGGGCGGTGAAGTTCGCATGAGTCCACTACTCACAGGTTTTGCATTTGGCGGCGGTGCGACTGGTTCCGGAATTGTTGCATCAGGTGGAACAAAGACGATCGATGGAAATTATTCAGTCCACACATTCACATCAAGCGGAACGTTTACAGTAACTGCAAATCCAAACTCTGAAAGTTTTGATTTGCTATGTGTCGGCGGCGGAGCAGGTGGTGGATTTGGTAAATATTCTGGCTTTATAGGAAACGCAATCGGTGGTGCAGGTGGCGGCGGTGGCGGAATTATATTTGATGTACGCAAATTAACTGCTACTACATATACAGTCACAATAGGTGCTGCTGGAAGCGGTGGAAATTCAGGAGCAGACGCAACTGCTGGTGGAAGCACATCCATCGGAACATTGACAGCAACAGGTGGCTCATTCATTGCGAATTATGTTCAAACCCTTACTGCAAGTAGCGGAAATTTATCTTCAACTACTGGTGGAGCAGGAGCAGCAGCAAACACCGGCAGCAATGTTAATGGCGGAGCTGCAACTGGCACAGCGTTCTCTAGTTCAATTTCAGGTTCTTCTGTAAATTACGGTGGAGCAGGCGGCGGTGGAGCAGCAGGCACTTCTTCAGGAACAGGCGGAGCTGCGATCGGCAACGGCGGTGCAGGTGGCGGATATAACAATAACGCCGGCACTGCGGCTACAGGAATCGGCGGCGGCGGTGGTGGCGGCGGAATTAAATATGTAAATGGAGATCCAAGTGATGCAAACGGCGGAAATGGCGGAGCAGGAACAATCGGCATAGTGATAGTGAGGTATCGTTCGTAATGTTTACATACGCAGTCATTGAAAATAATATTGTTACAAACGTGATCGTTGCAGACACTTTAGAAATTGCAGAAGAAGTCACCGGCAAAACTTGTGTTGAATACAATGAGAGCAATCCGGCTGGTATCGGTTGGACTTACGATGGAGAAAACTTCGTAGCACCTGAACAGACTGAGGGAGAAAAGGAGTAACAATTGCGCACATCACAAGTGACGGTGACAACCTCGCCCACAAAGATCGTTGCAACCGGCAACATTTTCAGGGAAGTCCATATCCATAACGAATCGGGCAACATTTGGATTGGTGGCGATAACACCGTCAGCACTTCAAACGGGGCCAAGATTGATAACAATAGCCACGATGTGATGCACCTTCCAGCAACAACAGAAATCTGGGCTGTAACCAATACCGGAACCGCGCTCGTTTATATCTTAGAAGTCAATCAATGACCGCGCAGGATTACGCAGCTCTGACAGTTTCCTTGATCACGATCGGCGCAGCCTTTATCGCGATGACCAGATGGCTCGTAAAGCATTATTTGGCAGAATTAAAGCCAAACGGCGGCAGCTCGATGAACGATCGCATGACCCGGGTTGAAACCAGAGTAGACGAGATATACGGCCTACTTCTGGAGAATAAGAACAAAGGGGGAAGACGATGAACCAGAGAGACAAGATGATCCAGATCGCCAAAGCAGAGATCGGATACATCGAAGGGCCAGCCAATAACCAGACCAAGTACCAGAAGCCAAAGCAGGCATGGTGCGGAGCCTTTGTGAACTGGGTGGCAAGGCAGGCAGGCGTGAAAATCCCGAATTGCACCTACACCCCGGCAGGGGCGGTCGCCTTTATGGACAAGAAGAAGTGGCAAGACGCAGCTTCGGCAACGCCAGAGCCGGGCGATATAGCCTTCTTTGATTTCCCAGGCGATGCGCTCGATCGCATTTCCCACATTGGGATCGTGATCGCAAATAACGGCGATGGCACAGTGACCACAATTGAAGGCAACACAAGCCCGGACAAGAACGGCGATCAACGTAACGGCGGTCAAGTCTGCCGTAAGATCAGGGCCTACAAGAAGAAGAACCGGGGCAAACTAAAGCCATCATTGGCCGTCGCCATTGTCGGCTTTGGAAAGCCAAACTTTAAGGAGACAGAATGAACCAGGCAAAAATAGAAGCAATCATCAAGACCTACCTTCGAGCAGCAACGGCAGCAGCTGCAGCTCTTTATTTGGCAGATCCAAACCAGCCAGCGAAGAATTACCTAGTGGCAGGCTTAGCAGCGATCGCAGGGCCAGTCCTTAAAGCACTCGACAGCAAAGCAACCGAATTCGGACGCGGATCAAAGTAATGGCAGCCGGAAGTTTAGACATCAACGTGGAGCAAGGCGCAACCTATTCCCAAACTTTAACTTGGAGAATTAATGACGCCCTGGTCAATTTGACCGGATACACAGCAAGGATGCAGGTTCGAGAAGACGTCACATCTACATCAACCATCATCTCGCTGACGCAAGGGGCAGGCTTAACACTTGGCGGAGCTGCAGGCACGATCGTGATCGCACTTAGTGCCACAGAAACTGCGGCGTTAGTTTCAGGAAATTATGTCTACGATCTAGAACTTGCATCAAGCGGCGGAGTGGTAACTCGCCTTGTTCAGGGTGATTTCAATATAAGCCCAGAGGTTACTCGATGAGCTCAATCGTTTATGTTCCAACCACAGAAACAGTCGTCACAGTAACCGAGACTTCGACATTGGTAAATACATCAACGATCACAAACCAAGTCGTTGTCAGCAACGAACAAGGGCCGCAAGGCATTCCAGGAGAAAACACCGCGCTAGTTTCTGTCGGCACGACTACAACTCTTAACGCAGGCGCTTCAGCAACAGTCAGCAACGTCGGAACCGCGACGTCGGCAATTCTTAACTTCGGCATTCCACAAGGAATTCAGGGAGCAACCGGAAGCACCGGTGCAACTGGAGCGACCGGAGCGACCGGAGCGACCGGAGCGACCGGAGCAAAAGGCGATAAGGGAGACACCGGAAATACTGGTAGCGCTGCGACAATTACAGCAGGATCCACGACGACACTTGCAGCTGGATATTCGGCAACAGTAACCAATAGCGGAACTTCAAACGCGGCAATCTTTGACTTTGGTATTCCGCAAGGAACAAAGGGCGATAAGGGAGATACCGGAACAGCCGGAACAAACGGAACAAACGGAACAAACGGAACAAACGGTGCAGCTGCGACAATCGCGGTCGGTACTACGACAACAGGAGCAGCAGGAACATCTGCGACAGTAAGCAATTCCGGTTCATCATCTGCTGCGGTGTTTAATTTTACGATCCCACAGGGCACAAAGGGAGACACCGGCAACGCCGGAACGAATGGAACAGACGGAGCAGCAGCAACGATCGCGGCCGGTTCAACATCAACTCTAAGTCCTGGATCATCGGCAACAGTTACAAACGTCGGATCATCAAGTGCGGCAGTCTTTAACTTTGGCATTCCGCAAGGAGCAGCTGGAACAAACGGAACAAACGGAACAAACGGAACAAACGGAACAAACGGAACAAACGGTCAAGGCGTACCAGTAGGCGGTACAACTGGACAAGTCTTAGCAAAGATTAATGCAACCGATTACAACACACAATGGGTTGATGCAACAGGTGGCACTCGACCACTAGAAGCACCTGCCTATGTTACAGGTCGCTATTACTCCAGTCCATTCTTAACAACTTCTTCAACAACATACGCCACAAATCTAACAAGATACTTGCAGATTTATGTTTCTGAGACTGCAACATTTGACCGTATTGGTTTTGTAACATCTGGTGCTTTTACAGGAACTTCAGTAATTAGATTAGGCATTTACAATAATAGTGCCACAAATCTTCCTTCAACAGTATTGCTAGACGCTGGAACTGTCTCCGCAAATGCATCAGGTACAACTTTTCAGGCAACAATAAACCAGTCATTGACAAAGGGTTGGTACTGGTTGGCTTTTAATACAATTTCATTAACGGGAACAAGCAGCGTCATAACAGTATCAACTACTGCGGTGTCGCTTCAACATTTATTCGGAACTCCGTCTATTAACGGAACACAAATCTTTGTGCAAGAAACAGTAAATGCCGCAAGTGGTTTCGCTACCGCGTCTAGTCCAACCTATACAGGAAATGCAGCAGTTCTAACCTCATTAAGGAAGTCATAATGAGAACAGTTACATACGGACTAGGCGGTTACGACCCATCAAAGCCAAATGACAATATTGTTGAAATCATCGACAGCCCAGAAGAAGAGGTGCAAGAATGAACATCAAGAGAATGGATAAATAATTAATGAATCGGGGGGAAATTCTTCAAGAAGCAGCTCGACTCACAGCCAAAGATCGCCAGAAGACATACGGAGATCCAACAGTTAACCACTGCAGAATTGCAGACTTATGGACGACTTACCTGGAGCACGAAGTAACTCCACAGCAAGTGGCAATCTGCATGGCGCTAGTGAAAATCGCACGATTGATGGAAACAGAGACAGAAGACTCATTTACAGATCTCGCGGCCTACGCAGCGATCGCCGGCGAGATTGCGACAAACAAATGAAGGACATGATTATCCTCGTACCGACAAGAGGACGCCCGAGCAACGCCGTCGAATTGCTCGCCGAGCACGACAAACTTTCCACACATTCAGACATCCTCTTCGTGATCGACGCAAACGATCCAGAGCATGACCAGTACGAATTCGAAGTCGGCGCAGACAAGTGCATGACGATCGATAACCAAACCCGGGGCATGGCTTATCCAATCAACAAGGCAGCCAGTGCGATCGTAAAGAAGGGCGAATACAAATACTTCGCCTTCCTCGGCGATGACCATCGCCCACGCACAGCCGGGTGGGATGGCATCCTTATCCAGGCGATGCAACGGCGACCGTCGATGGCCTACGGCAACGACTTGCTGCAAGGGGAACGACTTCCAACCATGATCACGATGACCAGCGACATCGTCAAAGCACTCGACGGCATGGTTCCGCCAAAGATGAAGCATTTATACCTTGATAATTTCTGGAAGAAACTAGGCCAGGACTTAGGAGCTTTGACTTACCTCGAAAACGTGATCGTTGAACACATGCACCCCATCGCAGGCAAAGCCGAATGGGATGAGGGATACAAAGAAGTCAACGCGACCGAGATATACGCATTCGACGGACTTGCCTACCAGAACTACATTCAGAGCGAAGCCTACGAATTGCTCAAGCGCAAACTGAAGCCATGAAGCAGCTCATCGCCTACTCCTTATACGGCAACCAAGAGCGATACATGATCGGTGCGATCAAGAACGCAATTCTGGCAACCAGGCACTTCAAAGGATTTTCACTGCGCTTTTACACCGGGGCCTCGGTTCCAGAATCGATCAAGCAAACCCTGCAGCTCTTCCCCCACGTGCAGCTCGTAGAGCAGGATGAACCAGAAGACCACAGGGCCAAACTTTGGAGATTTCAGGCTTTGGTAGATCCAGAATTTGACGTCGTTCTCAGCCGCGACGCAGACGCCAGACTTACGCACCGAGAACGGATCGCGCACGAAGAGTTTCTAGCAAGCGGCCTGGATTTTCACATCATGAAAGACCATCCCACAGGCCACAATTACCAGATCAGCGCCGGCATGTTTGCAGCTCGAACCAGGGCAATCCCGGCCCATTTGGACTATTACGAACCAGGCGATTACTACACCGCCGATCAGGACTGGCTCGCGGCCCACCTTTGGCCCTTGATCAAGGACAGCGCCCTGATCCACGATGAGAGCTACCAAACCCCCACAGAAGGGCGCTCAAAGCGCCGGCCATTCCCGATCGCAAAGAGGGCAACCTTGCACCATATCGGGGCAGCTCTGGAAGCCGATGATCGCTTTGTTTTCAGTATTGACCAGGCGATGGCAAAGGGCGAATCAGGAAGCGACAAATATCTGGCAGAATGGCTCGCATGAAGATATTGATAACAGGGGATGCCGGCTTCGTTGGCCGGGCCTTCCACAGAGCACTCGATAACAAAGGCCATGAGATCACCGGCATCGACATCGCAAACGGCCTAGATTGCAGAGATTTCTTCAAGAAGGACGACACGAAATACGACGTCGTTATTCACCTCGCCGCGATCGTCGGGGGCAGGGCCACGATTGAAGGCAACCCTTTGGCCGTTGCCAGCGACCTCGCGATCGACAGCGACATGTTCCAGTGGGCGGTAAGAACCAAGCCGAAGCACCTGGTTTATTTCAGCAGCTCGGCGGCTTACCCAATCTACCTACAAAGAGCCGCCTACAAGCAACGACTTCGAGAAGGCGACATCAACCTCGACCACATTCGCACGCCAGACTTGAGCTACGGATGGGCAAAATTGACCGGCGAAACTTTGGCAAAATACGCCAGAGCAGAGGGAATCAAAGTCCACGTCTTGCGCCCATTTAGCGGCTACGGATCCGATCAAGACCTCGACTATCCATTCCCATCCCTGATCGCACGCGGCAAGGCCAAACAGGAGCCATTCGAAGTCTGGGGAACAGGGCAGCAAGTGCGCGACTTTATCCACATCGACGACGTGGTTGCAGCTACCTTCGAAGCGATCACAAACGACATTCAAACTTTGAACCTTTGCACCGGGCGAGCGACTTCATTCATCCAGCTCGCAGAGCTGATTATGCTGGCCCAGGGATACCTCGCACCGATCAAGAATCACCCCGGCAAGCCAAGCGGAGTCGAATACAGAGTCGGCGACCCCACAAAGATGCTCCAGATTTACGAACCGAAGATCAGCCTCGAAGAGGGCATCTACAGAGCACTCGCACAATAAGAAACCCCCCATCGCCGTCTACAAAGCGATGGGGGGCTTTCTTCGTCCCTATTTCAGATCGGACGGATCCCGAATCGGACGCATTATTCGAGCGATCTGCCGGTTGCCCCAGAAAACAAGCAACCAGGTAGGAAGAGTGGGAACGCGCAGCTCCTTCCGGGGCAGCAGCACGATCAGGAAAGACCACAGGCCAAAGGCTAGGGCAAAGACAAACCAGAACCAGATCCGGCGGCCATAGGCCAGGGCCAGAACGCCGGCAACAGGGGCAATGAGAAGGTTCCACCAGCTCATCGCACGTAGGCTTTCAGAGCATCGACGATCACTTCGCTGACCGATTTATGATCGGCGGCAGCTTTGGCCTTCACAGCTGCCCACAGGGAATCAGACACCCGGACAGAACGCGCCTTTTTAACGGCCATGAGAGATCACCCCGTCGATCATGACAGAGCAGGAGCCGTAGCCAGAACCAGTCCAGCAGAGATCGCGAGTGCCATAGGTCAAGGCCACTAGTGCAACCAGGGCGACGACAAGGGCGACGCGACGACGACGGACATACTTGCGATCCATCTTCATCATTCGCCTCGCAATGCAGCTAGGTATGAGGGCAGGGAAGACAGGACATTCACCATGACCGCCTCCATCAATTCAGGATCCTGGGCAGCGCCGGCGGCGACAAGATTGCGACCAGCCAGATCCATCGCCTCGGTTATGTCCATAAGCAAAGACTTCATTGCAGCCATTTATTTACCTTTCACTAAAGAGGAATGCAGCTCGGCGCAACCAGCGCAGACCGGAGCTTTGAATTGCTCGCCCTGGTCGTAGCGATACCAGCGATACACGACGTCGGCATCCTTGCCGCACATTTGACACTTACTCATTATTTTCTCCATTCGCTAATTGCGCCTCAAAGCAAGGCAGACAAACGTTCATCTTCTCGACCGATCTAAATGTTTCTTTGCACCCGATGCAGACGCACTCATGCATGTCGTACCAGCTCATGATCAGCGACCTTCCCATGCGGCAGAAGGAGCATAAGGCGAGATACGAGAGTGGGAACCGATTTCAGAAGTGGCGATCCAGACGATGCCCAGGCCATCTTCGGAATCTTCGTCATCTTCGTCGTCATCTGAATCGACAAGCGAGACACAATCGATAACAGCAGTAAGAGGATAAGAAGGCTGCTGAGCGACCATGACATCGCGATCGCCAAGAGCCGGGAATTCATCGACAAGATCCTGCAGCTGCTCGATCAGATCGTTAAGAGTCATTATGCGACCGCCTTCTTTACTAGAACCAGATTAGGCTGCAAAGCAGAAACGGTGACATCGAAACCCTTGTTAGTAAGAAGAGCAACGATGCCGGCCATAACTTGATCGCGACGTTCTGAAGCGCCTTCTTTAGACCAGCTGCCAAACTCGTAGCGAACAAGAACAGAAGAGGATCCATTCTCGACTTTGAACCCTTCGGTGAAAACGTGATAACCAGGAATGCGAGTAGTACCCTCGCTGCTTTTCTGAAAGCCAGCACTTGAGATCATGCGGCTGATGCTTGATGCGTTTGACATTATGAAAGAAGTCCCTTCGCGATATAAGAAATGAATTCAGAACAGATAGCGGAACCTTGCAATGTTGTATGGCTTGCAACGCCGTACTGCTCAAACTTATAAATGTGAACAGTCTCATCTTCGATAGAGATACGAACTCCATCACGAAGACCGGAAACATTTCCTTTGTAGAACTCGTAGTAACCAGGAGCAACAAGATCAACGCCGCCCCACTTGTTATCTAAAGGAACATCGCACTCGCCAGAGATCGCAAGCTCGGTAGCAGCTTCGATGATCACATCTTCAAGATTTAGAACTGACATTTTATTTACCCCCACCGGCTGAGACATTCGCTCCTTGCCGATAAGAGAATCTTGGCATACGTATGGACGAAGAGCAATACAAAGACACGCACGATTTGGTTGTTTTTTTACTGTGAATACAGCCAAACTGAGCGTGAAATGCCCCGGCCCAGGCGCAGTTGCGGCGTGGCGGTGGTTTACAGGGGCAAAGAGAAGGCACAATTAAGCAACCAGGCCACAGGGCCACCAAACAAGGGGGAAGCAATGCAAACGCAATACCTGATCTTCGCCGGGGCCATCGCCGCCTGCGGAATCCTTTATTTATTACTCAAGCTCGAAAGCGATCCGATCGACAAAGAGATCGAAGAAGCACAGCGATACGAAGACAAGCAGAAGCGAATCAAGAAGGCGCTAAGAAAATGAGTTTAGATCCGCGCCCGTTGTTTTCAGTCCACAGCAACGACGAAGGACGGTTCGCTTTATATTTGGAAGAGCAAGATGCCGTTCTAGATCTACTAGAAGAAGCCGGCAAAGAAGCAAACGGCGACTACATCGCATCTCTTCACAGAGCAGCCTACATAAATGAAATTTCAGAAGACAGCAGCAACTGGCTCGAGTACGACAAGATGCGTCAATTGCTACCGCCGACAGTTTTACGAATTGCATACATGACAGAGAGCGAAGCGCTCGACTTATCACTCAACATCGTGCGCACCATTGCAGCTCGTCGAAATGCAGATCAGAAAAAACCACGATTGGAGATCGTAAAGTAAATGGCAAACCCAAACGGACGCAAAGGCGCACTCTTCGAAACAGACGTAATGCGATGGCTGCGATCCGTTGGAGCAATTGCAGAACGACTCACCAAAGCCGGCAGCAAAGACGAAGGCGACATCGTCGCGATCGTTGCAGGCAAGACATACATCCTGGAATTAAAGAATCGAAAGAACATCTCACTCCCGGCGTTCTGGGATGAAGCAACGACAGAAGCAAGCAACTACGCAAAGGCCAGAGGACTAGAACAAACTCCACCGGCATACGTCATAATTAAACGACGCAACGCAGGGATTGAGAAGGCCTGGGTTGTTGAGAATTTGGAACAGTGGGTAAAGCGCAATGATTAAAACCAAATTCTCCATACCATTCACGCAGCTCTTCGAAAATGCAGCCTGCGCCGAATTAGAAGATCCCGATTATTTCTTCCCGGAAGGGAATGCAGAAGAGGCAAAGCGCCTCCCCGAACTCCGCGCCATCTGCGGAGCTTGTATCGAAAGAAAGGAATGCTTGGCATACGCCATCAAAGAAGAGATCCCTTATGGCATCTGGGGCGGCAAGACGCCGACTGAGAGGGGCCATAACTTGAAGCGAAATGAGAAGTTAGAGCGCCAGAAGCGCATCATCAAACTTCGCGATCAAGGCATTTCTACCGAAGAGATCGCCATCAAAGTAGGCATCAGGGTGACCCAGGTTTACAGGGTCTTCACTGAAGCAAACAAGGCGAGAAAGCGAGAACACCAATCAAACCAGAAACAAAATACAGCGTGCGCAGATTTGCAGTCATCGTCGGAATCAGCGCAATGACCAGCACGATCGCAAGCACAGTTCTGAATCCAACCCCGGCCATTCCGGTGGTTTACACCGAGCGCAAGGCGATGCAAGACATCGATCCAAAGCAGCTCGCTCAAGAATTGCTTGAACCAGAGCAATACAAATGCTTCACGCAGCTCGTCGGCAAAGAGAGCGCGTGGAGATCAGTGAACAATCCAACATCAACGGCATCCGGCGTCGGGCAACTTCTAGAAGGCACATACCGAAATCTAGGCATGCGACACCCCGAGAGCCGGGTGTCACAAACAATCGCTACATTGGCGTATATTGGACGAAAATACGGATCCGGTGGCCCATGTGCAGCATGGCGACATTGGAAACACCAAAAGCAAAAGACCGGCTACGGCTGGTACTAAGGGGGGATTATGAGCACAGAGGGAAGCCCGGGAGTCGTTGATTTTGACGATGGGATCGCGCAATGGCTACAGCAATACAAGCACGCCAAAGAAGAGATCATTCGATGGGAAGAGATTGCAGACATCGCCAGGGCGCATCTTGAAAATGCAATGGGCGAAGCAGAGACAGCTCTGTACCAGAACAAGCCAGTTGTGCGATGGACACGCGTCGAGAGCCGCCGGTTTGATACAAAGAAGGCACGCGAAATCTTGCCACAGCAAGTGATCGACATCCTCGAAGTCGTAAGCAGCTCAAGACGCTTCACCATTGTCGATCAGGATCAGCAATGAGCCTTCCGACAATTCTGCCGACGATCGACGTTCCAGAGGTTCCAGAGGTTCCAGTTTGGCCTTATAACGACGACGAAGAGGACGACGAATAGATGTTCGTTTCACCGCACGCTCCAGGCAAAGCACTCGGCGATGAATTGGCAACGATCATCACGAAGGCCGGAACTTGGACACCGAGATCGAAGCAGGTCTACATCGGCCCGTCCGAGATCGGACACGCTTGCACCCGGCGCATTGCTTACAAGCTGCTCGACTGGGATAAGGCAAACGAAATCCCAGGCGGTGGAAACTGGGCGGCGCAAGTCGGCACAGCGATCCATGCGCACCTTGCAGAGATCTTCGGAAAACTTGAAGGTTACGAAGTCGAGCAAAAGGTAACCATTCGCGGCAACCTTTCAGGAACCGTCGACTTATTCGACAAGCAACGCGGCATTGTCATGGACTGGAAAACCACAGGAACGACAGGCCTCGAGAAGCGACGCAAAGAAGGAGCAACCGAGCAGCAGCTTGTCCAAGTCCAACTTTACGGATATGGCAAAGCGCAAGAAGGCGCAGAAGTAAAGCAAGTCGCCCTGGTTTATTTACCGACAAACGGCAGCCTTGATGACATGCATGTAGAGCTGCACGATTACGACGAAGCCGTCGCGATCGCAGCGTTGGCCAGACTCGACACCGTCTATGGATTACTTTCCACCGTCGACGTAGAGAACAGCCCGGAACTTTGGCAATTAATTCCAGCAAGCCCCGATCGGCTCTGCAATTACTGCCCATACTTCCAACCTTTCAGTAAAGACCTAGCAAAGGCATGCAACGGAGATACCGGATCATGATCGAGAAGACCATCTCCGACATTGCCAAAGAGATCGCGGAGAACAATCCGCCCACAGAGTTGGAAAACCAACAGACAAGCAACACCAAGACAAAGGGGGAAAGAGAATGAATTTCTCTGAACTAGCAACAGGCGGCGACCAGCCAAAGGTCGCAGATTTAGCAAACCAATTGCTGATCATCGAACCGACTGAATACAAGGCCAGCATTACCACAGTGCATGGCGACACCGATGCAATCGAAGTCAACGTAACAAACCTGGACACAGGCGAGCTTCACGAAGGGCTTCTCTTCTTCAACGTTGCACTGAAGAATGCGTTGAAAAACAAAGTAGGGCAGAAGGTTCTAGCACGCATAGGACAAGGAACGGCCAAAGCCGGAAAATCGGCCCCCTGGATCCTGATCGATGCAACAGGCAACCCGGCAGATTTAGCAAAGGCAAACGCCTTCGTTGGCACAGCCGGAGCGAAGCCAGCGGCAGCGCCAGCTGCAGAACCAAAGCAAGTGGTAACAGCCGAAGCATTGACGCCAGAAGTGATCGCACTCTTGGCGCAGCTTGGAGCAAAGCCCACTAACTAATTCTCGGTAGATCTCACCTTTCTACTCGAGAACGGCGTTCTGACGGTTCAGAAGACCCAAATACATCGCAAGATGTAACTTGCAGGTTCGACTCCTGCAACGCCACGCAAAGGGAGAAGCAAAGAATTCCCGAGCAACACCTTCCACTCGGGGAAGGCGCGTGGGCCAGGCGGCCATAGGGGAAATGGATCGGTTCGAGTCCGATCACACGCACAAAGAGATAACAAACTAGGGGGTACAAAATGGAAGAGCAAAACGCGACGCTTCAATCGATCATTGATGAAATTGACATATGGCAACGACGGCCGATGCCGGAGCAAGGCAGAGACAATCACTGCGAAGTCGACAGAGAGCGCGGATTTCAGGAAGGGCTGCGACTTAGCGGAGCCATTGTCCGGGGCCGATTGATCAAGATTGAAGAAGAGCAAGCAGACGACGAATGAGCGATGCGATCCTTACGACAGCCCTGCGATTTGCAGCTGCAGGCATTAGCGCCGTTCCAGTAGCAGCAGACGGATCCAAACGCCCCGGATTGCCAGCATGGACGGCCTACCAGAAGCGACTACCGACACCCGAAGAATTGATGGGCTGGTTTGGAAAGAAGCAAGACGGCGTCGGCATCATCTGCGGATCCGTATCGGGCAACCTTGAAATGCTTGAGCTTGAAGGCAGAGCAGTCGCGAAGAAACTTCACATCGAACTTCGAGAGATATTCGAGAGCAGCGAACATGGCCACCTTTGGACAAAGCTCGTCAACGGATACATGGAGACAACCCCATCGGGCGGAATCCACTGGTTGTACCGGATCAGCGATGCCAAAGTGCCAGGCAACACAAAGATCGCGCAGGCAGCCGGTGAAGACGGCGGATGCCTAGCAGAAACACGCGGCGAAGGCGGCTTCGTGATCACAGCTCCATCCGGCGGCAAGTGCCACCCTTCCGGCAACCCCTGGCAGATCAGCGCAGGATCCATCGAGACAATTCCAACCTTCACGATCGCAGAGCGAGAGATCATTCACCAATATTTTGCCCTTTACGACGAAGTACCAAAGGCCGAATGGATCGAAGAAGAGACAAAGCCGCGCAAAGATGGCATCGAGACACCCGGGGATGCTTATAACGAAACCGTCACTTGGGAAAGCATTCTGGAACCACTCGGATGGACGAAGGTTTATCAAAAGGGCGAATCAACCGCCTGGCGACGTCCAGGCAAGTCCGAAGGCATATCGGCGACGACAAACTTCAACGGAAACGGCAAACTATTCGTTTTCAGTACTTCGACCATTTTCACAGCGCAGAGCAGCTACTCGAAATTTGCCGCCTACACACAGATCGAGCATCGCGGCGACTTCAAAGCGGCAGCAAGCCATCTGCGATCGCAGGGCTTCGGGGCAAAGACGGAACTTCGCACCGATTGGCAACAGATCGAAGCGCACAATCCAAGTCACGTGCAGCTTCACGATGAGAACGAAGAGATCGCAACCAGCTCGTGGATCCCACAGGACATCACCGACATGCAGCTCGAAGATGAACCGCCTCCATCGGTTCTCAAGCGAGAAGACGGAAACTTCATCCTTTATGCAAACAAGATAAATGCAATCTTCGGTGAAAGCGAAAGCGGCAAGACGTGGATCGCAATCGAAGCGGTGCGCCAGGAATTAGCAAAAGGCCACTGCGTCTTTTATTTAGACTTCGAAGACAGCGCTCGCGGAATTAGAGGACGACTCAAGACGATGGGAGTGGCCAGCAAAGCGCTGCGACATTTCAGATACGCAAACCCGGATGAAGGGCTTACCCGGGGCATCGTTGAAGTTATTCAAAGCGAGATACAGATCCACAAACCGAGCCTGATCGTGGTCGACGGCGTCAACGCAGCGATGAACCTGCTCGGCCTGGACTTGGAGAAGAACAAAGATGCAACGACCTTCTCGCAGCTCATCCTTCGCCCACTTCGCATGGAGAACGCCTGCATCTTGACCATTGACCACGTCACAAAGAGCAAGGACACCCGGGGCAATTACGCCATCGGAGCACAGGCAAAGAGAGCAGACATCGACGGCGTAGCGATCGCAGTCGACGTGGCGATGCCATTTGGCCGGGGCTTGGACGGCTGCCTGAATCTGAAAGTAACCAAAGACCGGCCAGGATTTGTCCGCGCCATCTGCCAGGACGCCAAAGACCTCGGAGTGGCAAACTTGAAGAGCAACAAGGACGGAACGATTACCGTCACGATCAGCGGCGGCACGATCGTGGTCACGACAAAGGAACAGAAGCTTCAGGAAATCTCGAACTACTTCGAGCAGACAGGGGCAGAGATTGGCCAGAACGACATCCGCAAAGGGCTGCGACAAGAAGGAATTGAGATCGGCAACCAGGAACTAGGGCAAGCATTGGAGCAGCTCATCGCCGGCGGCTTCATCGATTTCAGGAAGCAAGGGCAGAAGTACCTCTACAAATTCAAGAATCAATTCATGATCGGCGACGTCAATGCATGGGAAGCGGAGTAAGCAACCTGTGGATAACTTAACCGTTCCGCCGTTCCGCACTGTTCCGCACCGTTCCGCAGAACGGCAGGGCAAGAGCGACCAAACCGTTCCGCTGTTCCCCCCCTATAAGGGGGAACGCGGAACGGTGGAACAGCAGCCAAAGGAACAGATAAAATGAGGAATTCAAACTTTATCCCCATCTTTTGCACAGCCTGTGGAAAACTTATCTGGGAAGGGTTGACCGTCGGATTTCAGATCAGACTCGACCCCGGAACCCTGACCATTCAGGAAGAGATCATCAAACGGATCGCAGGAAGCCGAACCTTCGAACTACATAAGACGGCCGTATCATTCGAAGCAGATCTGCGATCGCTTAACGCAATCCAGAGAAGCCAGGGCAAACCGCGAACCATTCTGGCCAGTCACAGCTGCAGCAGGACGAAAGAGATCTACAGAACCAAAGGGCAAGAACCAGGGCAAGAAGAGATCCCGGATTATTGGAACAGAAGGAAGACGCCACAGCTCGAGCAAGAAGGGATACCGTTCTGATGGATTGCAGAATCTGCGGCAAGAAGGCCGAGCAAGCAGGAACATGCAAGCGATGCGGCAGCAAACTCCGAAATCAGATCGCAGAACTTCCACAGCTGCACAAAGAAGCCAGGCAATTCCTTCACCCTTCCCGGACAGGATCCGGAGCAGCAAGCACCGAGCGCAGCATCGGCATCAACGTCGCAGCTTTGGATTTCACGATGGCAACCGAACTACTTCGAACCCTTCACACTTGGGAGAGCACGATCCGCTTCGACCGCAACCTGACCAGGCCAGCGATGCTCAGCAAGGAACCAAGTACAGAGGGCGAAGTCTTGGCAACCGTCACATTTCACCTGACCCATCTGGACTGGTCAATGCAACAGACATGGGCGGCAGACTTCGCCCACGAAATCCAGATCATCCATGCCAAAGGAAGAGCAGCTGCAAGACGCTTCTCAGAACAGCCCCGGCGGATCCCATGTCCAACAGACGACTGCAAGAAGCACGTGGTCATTGACGTCGATAACTTAACAGCCGAAGTCTCCTGCTTCGGATGCAAACAGCAATGGACGGTGCTTCGATTGGTAGCATTAGCAATGAGCAACCCGAGCAAAACCTTCTATCTCGATGTTGAAGCGATCTCGATGTGGCTAGGAATTACAGAGCGCGAAGTTTATAGAACGATAAAGAAGAACGACATCCAAAGAAGAGGAAGTCTTTATGACATCGCAGCAATCATCAAAGCAAGATCATCATGAATAATTTGACAAAACTGTCAATCAAATCTGATACGCTTGCGCTCAGCAGATGCAACCATTCCTGGAACAAGAAGGCAATGGCATGTTGAATATAACAATCAGCATCGGCGATGTTCACACAGACATGACGACTGACAATAACTTATCATTCGATGCAATCGAGTCCTTACTCAACCGAGCAGTTACAGCAACGCTTCAATCGTATCTATCTCTGCCGGAGAAGGACAGGCTTGCACTTTACGGATCGGCGGACTTCGAAGACGATGACGGAGATGATGAATGAAAGAACCTGCACGCGATGCAAAGAAACCAAAGCACTAAACCTATTCTGCAAAGATAGAAGAAGAGCTGATGGAGTGCGTGAGTTATGCAAGCATTGTCGCAGCAACGATCGTCGCGTTATTCATAAGGCGAATAAGAATCGCCAGGCGATACTCAAAGAGCAGAACCATTCGTGCGCTATCTGTGGCGTCCACATTGAAGAGAGTGCAACGAGATTTGTGATGGATCACAATCACGAAACCAATCGAGTGCGCGGAATCCTTTGTAGCAATTGCAACGTTGGACTCGGCTACTTCAAAGACCAACCGGGCAGGCTTGGCCAGGCGATCAAGTACCTGATGGATTACGATGGCCTTACCTAGACCATGCAAGGACTGCGGAACCATTGCACGCGCAGCTCGATGCACCGAGTGCGATCGCATTCATCGAAAGATTAAAGAGGCCACCCGGCCATCGCGTGCGCAAAGAGGATATGACTACCAGTGGCGGCAGATCAGTAAAGCACTCAGAGCAGAGCAACCCTGGTGCAGCGCATGCGGCCGGCAGTCAGACCTAACCGTTGACCACATAAAACCACTGGCCGAAGGCGGCCTGACAATCAGATCCAACCTTCAAGTGCTCTGCAGAAAATGCAATTCAAGCAAAGCGAATAGATAACCACACGCACACCCCCCACCCGGCATATCCGGGTACGCCTGCAATCTTCAGTAGACGTGGGGGGAGTTCACCCCGACGCCCCTAGAACGCGCACCGTCGCAGTTCGCAGGTTTTCAGGGTTCAGCAAGATAGACTAAAAACAAGGGGGAAAAATGATCAATGAAAGCCTTCGGAGTTTGGCCACGCCAATCGACGATTTACACACACTGCCCGGCAATCCACGCAGGGGCGACATCGCCGCCGTTGCGCGATCGCTCGAAAGATTTGGCCAGCGCAAACCGATCGTGGCAAAGCACAGCGACGGAACCATCATCGCCGGCAACCACACATGGCAAGCAGCCAAGCAACTCGGCTGGAAAGAGATCGCCGTCGTTTGGACAGACGACGACGACAACACAGCCCACGCATTCGCGCTGGCAGATAACAGAACCGCCGAGCTTGGAACCTACGATGAAGACGCGCTTCGAGAGATGATCGCGCAGCTCGTCAATGTCGATCCAGAATTGGTAAGCGACGCCGGCTACAGCCAGGAAGCGATTTCAGAAATTCTGAAGATGCCGGTTGAAGAGATACCAATGGCCGGCGACTTGGATGCAGCTCCAGCGAAGTCAAGAACAGCGCACAGCATCGAAGGCGACACATGGATCCTCGGGCCGCACCGCCTCGTTGTTGGCGACTCAACAAGCCCGGAGATTTTAAGCAAAGCACTCAACGGCAAACTTGCAGATTGCATCTTCACCGATCCGCCATACAACGTGGCATACACCGGCGGAACAAACGAGAGCCTTACAATTCAGAATGACTCGATGAGCGATTTAGAATTCGAATCGTTTCTGCTTGCAACTTACGCAGCGATGTATGCAAACGCAAAAGAAGGCTGCCCAATTTATGTCTGCCATGCAGACGGCAGCAGCGTCACATTCAGATCAGCGTTCAAGACTTCCGGATTTATGCTGAAACAAATTCTCATCTGGGTGAAAGAC